TCCAGTTGTAACTGGCAGTATACCAAGTGCTGTTGGTTATGATAATGGATTGGGTGTAGTAGGCCAAGGGTTTGGAGACCCGCATGGAGTATTTCCATATAGAGCTGGCAGTGATACTCCAAGTGGTGCAGGAATATATTCTGGAACCAGTGCTGGCTATGCAGCTCAAGCTAGCGGTGCGCAAAATTTTGGAGGATGTGCAGTAGGCACTGGTAGCCCATGCTCAACACTAGAAAATCCACAAACTCCTATTGTAGTAAACAGTGCAGCTAAAACAAAAATTATTCAAGCTGCTCAAAGTAAAGTAGGCAACACATACGAGGTTAGTCAAAATCAAGGACCTGGGATAGCTGAGATGTGGAAAGCTACAGATTATTCTGATGGCTACAATGCACGAGCTCCATGGTGCGCAGCATTTGTTAGTTGGTGTGTGCAACAGAGTGGTGTATTTAGCGAAGCAGATCGCCCAAAAAGCGCTGCCGCATTTAAAGGTGGTGGCTATGAAGCATGGGCACGCAGCAAAAGCAATGCTGTTAGATTGACAACAAATCCATCTAAGGTGTATGCTGGTGATCTTGTTATATTTTCATTTAGTCATATTGGTATAGCTACAAGTGATAGCGATGCTAACGGTAAATTTAATACCATTGAAGGAAATACAAATGCTGCCGGCAGTCGTGAAGGAAATGGTTGTTATGCAAAGACGCGTAGTTTATCTGTTGTTCGTAGTACTTGTACCATAATTGCTTAATAAATACAATTATGGCAAACAATGAAACATGGAGTGCATCTTTACCAACTGATGGTGCTGTATATCCATTCAATAACGTTACTCAAACACGCAGCGGCCACGTTTTTGAAGTTGATGATACTCTTGGTCACGAGCGTTTGCTAAGACAACATAAGAGTGGTACACGTGAAGAGATTAACCCCACTGGTGATCGTACCATTACTGTATATGGCAATGGTTATAAAGTTGTTCATGGTGAAGACAACATTACGGTTGAAGGAAATGTTAATATAACAGTGCTTGGCAATTGCAATACTGTCGTGAATGGAAATTATAATGTTGAAATCAATGGAGACTATAATGAAACTGTAAAAGGAACACGCCGTACTAAAGTTGGTGGTCAATATGTAATGGAAATATCTGATGAATATGCAATGAACATTGGTGCTGGCGCCAAAGTAACGGTGCATGATGACTATTCATTGCATGCAAGCGGCAAATATACTCTTTATGTTGGTGGAGAAAGTAAGACTGATGTGTATAGCACCAATACAAGTACGGTTCACGGTATGAACTTAACAACTGTTCTTGGCGAAAATAAAACAGTATCAACTGGCAAAAGTATAACTGTTGCGCCAATCATTGAAATTGCATCAAGCGGTACAACAAGTATCAATGCAAAAGGAATAAGTGTAACATCAAGCGCAGGAGCAACATATTCTTCAAAGAGTAGTACAAGTATTAATGGAAAAGGTATTAATGTTGTAAGCAGCAGTGATGCGGTAATCAAAGGTAGTAAAATTAAACTAAACTAATATGCCATCATCCAATGCAAATCTTTCGGCTTTAACCACAAGCGCTGGAGCTTTAACTCCTTTTCCTTTTAATGCATCCACAACGGCATATACAGTTTATATGCCATACACAGCGTATGAAACTCCTACACGAACAGTAACACCAACCGTTGCAGATACTGGATTAGCTACGGTTAAAGTTAATGGTGTTAGCGTAACTTCAGGATCGGCCTGTGCGGCAACTTTTATAAATGTAGGCAGTAATGTTTTTACAATAGTTGTTACCGCAGAAGATGCAACTACAAAAACATATACCGTTAATGTTATACGTGCTGCAGCGTCAACGGTCAGTTCATTATCAGCAATCGGTTTATCAGCTGGACAATTATCTCCAGCCTTTTCCGCTGAAAACAATTCATACAGCGTTGATGTATCAACCGAAACTACTACATTTGCTATCACCCCAACTAGCACATCTGCCAACTCAAAGATTGATGTAGAAGGAAGCGATGTTGCATCTGCAGCGGCAAGCTCGCCAATCAATATTTTAATAGGATCAAATATATTGGTAGTCACATGCACAGCTGAAGATGGAATTAGTATATCAACATACACTCTTACAGTTAAGCGCGCAGATTTTTCCGATAGCGTTTCAACTTTTGAATCAAAATCAAATGCGCTTGGGTACGGTGTATCGGACGTTTCAATACTTGATACTTTTAATGTAAACGACTTGCAACTTGTTAATCAGGTACAAAGTTTAGCAGATTGTGCTAAGAATTTGCCACATCGCTTGATGGAAATGGGTATCAAGAAAGCTACAGAATTGGTACTCAATAATCCAACAGCAGCTTCTTTGATAGAACAAATTGATGATCTTGCAAAAAAATATGAAGCTATCAAAAAAATAGCCGATCTTGCAAATCCCAAAAAGATTAAACCAGAAACTCTTATTGAAGCATTACTTGCATCACAAGGATTGACTGGAATAGCATTGGTAAATAAAATTAATGATATAGTAAACAACTTTTCAGATGTATCTGGACTATCAGATATACTTAATAATTTAAACAATCTTGATGTTTGCCGAACAACTAACTATTTACCAGGAGGAGCAACCGTTCCCAACCCTACAAACATACCATTAGCAACTCCACCGCCAGCTGTAGGCGGTGTCGTAGCTCCAGTAGCAAACGCTTCTTATGATTCGCAACCAAAGGATGCATATGACTCATTCATATTCCAATTAAAAGAATATCTTGATAAAGACCCTCAAAGAGTAGCAGCATTAGGCGACACAGATTTGCAAAATTACATACGTATGCTAGCAGTATTAAATACTCTTGCATATTCATATCATGATAATATTAGTCGAACAACCGATGATACCAAAGACGCTGAATATAAAGCAACATATCTTAAATTGGTTGCTGATGAATTAGCTAAACATCCTGAGTGGGATGCTGCAACAAAACTTGACTATAACGGGAGATCTGCCGCAATTGAAAATGAAATAACACGCAATACAGCTGTGATACGCGCCTATTATGCACGCAATTCTGCAGCTACTGGTGATTGGATACCAATGTATATGACTGTGTATGGATCTGCAGCGATAGATAAAACCACCGCACAGGATCAAAATAAAGCTGATGCTGGAGTCAAAGGATATGAAGGTTTTAGTCAAAGCAAAGGAGCATATGGCGCAACTCTGGTGGAAGGAGTTAGTGTGGCATCCAACTATTGGACTGGTAAAACGGTTCTTGAAATACGTTATGCTGAAGATCAAACACCAGTGGGAAGTGGGCGTGTTACTGTTCATGATACAGGTGGCATGTCAAACAATGTGATTGACTACTATTGTGGATCTAACGAATCATTATACAAATCAATTCAAAACAAAGGTATCAACACTAGCGGAAAAACCCGCCCATCATATGCTGTACCAATCCAAGTGCGCGTTGTAAGTGGTGCGCCAAAAGCAGGTAAGACGCTTTGATATAAATAGAATGTAATGAGTAATATCTTATCGGATTACAATTCTTCAAACATAACGTCAAGTAATGTTGCTAAGAAGTACATATATTCTGATTTGGACTTATCATTTATCGTTCATCCTGTTCTTAAAGACATCAGACCAATTACAGATATTGATGCTGTAAAGAACAGTATAAAAAATATAGTCCTGACAAGTTTTTATGATCATCCGTTTCATCCTGAAATTGGAAGTGGTGTCCGCGCTTTACTGTTTGAGCCAGCTAGTATTTTTACTGCTCTTTCGTTAAAGGATGAAATACAGCGATGCCTTGGTCAGTTTGAACCAAGAATAAACAATGTGACCGTTCAAATATATGATGACAGCGACAACAATGCATACCGCATAACCATAGGATTTGTTGTACTATACGATCAAGAAGAAGAAGTTCAATTTTATTTAACCCGTTTAAGATAATCAATATATGTCAATTTCTAGACAAACACTAAATGTAACCGAATTGGATTTTGATGCAATCAAACAAAATCTAATTGATTATTTTACAACAAGCGATTCACCATTTAGTGATTGGAATTATACTGGCAGTGGATTAAACCAACTGCTAGATGTATTAGCATACAACACACACTATAATGCAATTTTGGCGCATATGGCACTAAATGAAACATTTATTGACAGCGCACAATTGCGCAGCAGTGTAGTTTCAAATGCAAAACTTGTTGGGTATATTCCTCGCAGTCGAGCTAGTGCTGCTGCTTCAATAACTGTTTCATTTGTTGGTGATGGGCGATCAGCCATTACTTTACCACGCGGAAGCAATTTTAAAACAAGTATCAATGGAAAAACTTATGTGTTTCTCAACCTCGACGAATTGGTTATAAACAAAGACTCTGGGCAAAATTTATATACCGAAACAATTAAAGTTCAACAAGGTAGTATTGAGACTAAACGTTTTCAAGTTAATAATGTATCTGAAAAATTAACATATCAAATTGATGATGAAAATGTTGATATTAGTACACTTATTGTTAGAGTATACAGCAGCAGCAGCCAACAAACCGCTGACATCTATACTCCTTTTACTGAAGTAAGCATAGGAAGTATAAATGGCAATAGCCAAATTTATCTTCTTAACGAAAATGTTTATGGCAAATATCAACTAGAGTTTGGTAATAATATTTTTGGAAAACGACCTAACAATTTAAGCATAATTGAATTTGAATATCTCACAACAGCCGGTGTTGATAGCAACGGCTCAAATTCATTTCAGTACATAGGCTCCTTGCCATCTGGAGCAACCAGCATACTTCCAATAATTACTGTTAGCCCTGCAGCCGGCGGTAACAGTAAAGAAGATATTGAAAGTATTCGATTTAATGCGCCCAATTCATTTGTTAGTCAAAACAGAGCAGTAACAGCAGACGACTACAAAACAATTATCGCTGCTAAATTTCCATCAACTCAAAGTATAGCTGTATGGGGTGGTGAAGATAATGACCCTCCTCAATATGGTAAAGCTTTCATTTGTGTAAAACCAAAAGATGCATTGTATTTAACGGCAGCACAAAAAGAAGAAATACTCAACATTGTTAAATATAAAAAGGTATTGAGTATTACTCCTGAGTTTGTAGATCCTGAATATATCAATTTAAGCCTAGATGTGTTGTTCAAATATAACAATACCAAAACCAATCTTTCAAAAGGCGAGCTTGAAGGAAAAATATACACTGCTGTTAATGATTTTGGTGTTGCATACCTTGAGTCATTTGATGGCGTATTCCGCCATTCTTCATTGTTAAAAACAATTGATACATACAGTCCTGCAATTTTAAACAGTTTGGTGCGTGTGTATGTATCCAAATCTTTTGTGGTAGATCCACAAAATCAGTCAGCAAATACTATATACTATGGCACGGCCTTGACCAATGATGAAGATGGTTATGTTATAATTTCTTCTTCATCATTTAATATCAATGCAACACAGTGTTATTATGGTGATGAAGCTATAGCTGGTGACCCAACATATCACAGAGTGTACGTTTATTATTTGGGCGCAGGTGGTCAGCGAGTAAAAATAACTAGTGATGCTGGTCGCATCAACCTTGTTACTGGAAAAGTTGAATTGGCTGAATTGTATGTTGATGGTGGAGAGCCACTAACAATCACATTAAACTTATTGCCAGCAAGCAATGATATTGCTCCTAAGAAAAATCAACTTATAAGAATTGATATGAATTTGGTAAATGTAACTGGCGAAGTTGACAGCATTGCAATTGGCGGAAGTAGCCGCTCGGTTGACTACAACACATTTAAACGAGATCGCTAAATCTTATGCTATTAAGTATTGCTAACAGCCGCCCACGAAACCTTGAAAGTGTACGTGCACAATCATTGTTTCCTGAAAATATACAATCAGGTGCAGCAAATATCATTGCATTCATTCAAGAGTATTACAACTACATCAATACAAGTGGGTTGCCTTCAGCGGAAATTGGCAGCATAATTACTGATAAAGATATTGATGTTGTAAGCAATAACTATCTTGATAGCATAGGCAATCTTATTGCAAACAATATACCCAACAGCACTTCTTTAGATAAAGTCGCATTGTATAAAATTATTGTAAAATATTACAATACTCGCGGAAGTGAAGATAGTATAACTGCATTCTTTAAGATATTCTTAAATGAAACTGTATCAATCTTTTACCCTAAAGAATACCTGTTTGCACCTTCAAGCGGTAAGATCAATTGGGATCCTTATGATGTGCCACCATTAGAAAGAACAACTCCGCCAGTCAACGGAGTGGCGGACACAATTACAGTTAACAATAGTGGCCTTGAAAATGTGATAATTGCTGATAATGACAATTCGATATTAACATTAAGCGATACCACAGCGCTAACATTAAATCCAGTCCTTGCTAGTGAAGGTGTTACTATAAACATCCCAACACTAACTTATACTGGATCATATAATGGGCGATTTGCATATACTAGTACTGGCACATTAACAAATTTATTACAGCAGCAGTATGCATTGTATTGGAATGGTGCAGTCGGAGCAGATCCATCTAGTATTGAAGCTAGATGGATTTTACGTGGAGGAGGTGGTAAAACTCTTGCTTTTGGCGGAGACTTATATGATGATGTGACGGGTAATTCTGTTGTCTTTGATACTTTAGTTGAAAGCGGAATTCAAGACGGAAGACCATTTTATACCAGCACAACTAACCCTTTGCAAAAATGTTATTGGAGCAGCGCCGCTGTTCGTTGGATTCTAAGTATAGATCAGGGAGGTTACACATTAACATGGATTTCTGATACCGACGAATCCTTCTATACTCCCGATCTTGTCCCAGAATGGTTTGAAAACGAAGACGCTATTGGAAACCCAACATTAAGCTTTACTGGTACTAATGCTGGTTACTGGACACCGAACCAACGCCCTCTTGGAAACAACCCAACGGCCCGCATCGGTACGTATATACCTGTGATTATGTCAACTGTTGGAACGGCAGTTTTAGCTCTAATAGATGGAGACACCAATGCTACACAACCAACAAATGGTAATCTTTATGCACGAACAGGAACCTTTCCAAATCGCACAGTTTATAAATGTGTTGATGATGGCAGTTTACCTGGGCATAGTATAATTTGGCAATTGCAAACCGAGCCTGAATGGCAGTATGAAGATCACAAAGGATTTGCGTCAGACTCTTATAAGATTCAGGATAGCAACTATTGGCAAAACTATTCATACGACATACAATCCAACAGCGATGCAAGCGTATGGCGGGATGCATTTTTAAAATTTGTTCATCCAGCTGGTTTAAAACTATTTACTTCGCTGCTATTGGAAATACAAAGTCTTAATGTTTGGGATTCGTTTATTTCATACGAATTGACAAACCTACAGGATCGTTACAGTTGGTTGAGTGCTTTAAATCCAACAGATACATATCAACGCCATACTCCAAAATACCAACCTGGCTGGTTGTCGATTGGCAATCTTGAATACATCTTTACTGCATTATTCGCTGAAGGTACCATATCATTATCGCGTGAAGTAATCATGGTTTTTCAATTCATACTGGCTTCGGTATATAGTGAAAGACAGCTAGTTAGCCAAGAGTATGATCTTAACGGAATAAAGTTTAGAGACCCATCATGTTTGGGTGATGGTTTTTTGGGTAGTGACCGAACAATCTCTTCAATGATCAATTCAGGTCTTGCAACAGTTATAGTTTCTTCTGTTATTGGAAGTGGAGCTGCAGGGCCAGTAGCAAGCGTTACCATTCTTAATGCAGGTGTTGGATATATTGTTGGTACTGGTAAAGTTACAACTGGTGGATCTGGAAGCAATTTTGCATTAAACATAACTGCGGTTGATACCAATGGAGGAATTACTTCTATATCAACGCCATTGAATACTGCTGGTTCCAATTATAAAGTTGGCGACATTCTTACACTTACCAATGGAGCATTTAATTATCTACATTCTTATGCTTATAAGATGTTGAATGTAGCATCAATTGTAAGAAGCGGACCAAACACTAGCAAAGCTACAACCGATGCGGGTGGAACTGGTTGTACTTTAAATATAGTTACAATTGGCACTGGTGGAGCAATTACTTCTCTTGCAGGAGCACCAACAGTTGCTGGCACTGGTTATGCTGTAGGCGACATTCTTACCATCAGTGGTGGCACAGTAGACAATCTTGCGCAAGCTATAGTAACAACTATTAGTGGAGGCGGTGCAAAGGGGCCAGTTACTGCAGTCCTTCTTATGACAGCTGGTTTAGGATACACAACTGGCACTGGCAAAGCTACAAGCAGCGTTGTTGGAACTGGTTGCATATTAAGTATAGCTGCGGTTGGCGCTGGCGGAGCAATTACTTCTCTAGTAACAAAGCCAACAGTTGCTGGCGCTGGTTATACAGTAGGTGACATTCTTACCATCAGTGGTGGCACAGCAGGCAATCTTGCAACAGCTACTGTAACAGCTACTGGTTATAGCGGAAGCGTTACTGCGGTCTCTATTCTTGCAGCTGGGTTAGGATATACAAAGAGCAACGACACCACACAAACCGATTTAATAACCAACTATCTACTCGTATAAATAGATTCAAATAATATAAAAATATGTCAGCAATTATTACAGACAACTTTCGCAGAAATAGTGCAAAATTATTTTTAAACGATATAGCCGGAGCCACCAACAACTATTACTTGGGAATTGGTAAATCTGACAAATGGCCTGATGCAGGGGCTGTAACAGAAGATGCTTCTGGTTATAATGTTGCTGCACCTGTTGGATCATTTAGTGATGGGTTAGAAGTGTTGAATAATGTTGCCACATTTAGCAAACTTGGAGCTAGCAATACAACACTAGTAATTCCAAACGTGCCATATGCTAATGGTAACAGATATAAAGCATATAACAGTTATGACAGCAGTTGCTTTTATGCAACTGGAAACCTGTTGCCATGTTATGCAACTACTCCAACTGGTATGTATCTTTGCTTAGCTAACAATTCTGGAGGTCTTACGGCCAGCGCACCATCTGATACATCTACATATATACCCGCCCAAGGTGGCGATAATTATGTTTGGATTTTTGTGCAACCTGTAAGTCAGCTTGGATCTGCATTCGTAACTGATCAATTTATTGAAGTAAGCCAGACTGCATTGACCAGTACAAACTTAGCTTTAAGTACAGCTCAAGGTGGAATATGTAGCCCAGTGTTTCACGTTGTGAATGGAGGATCTGGATATACTTCAACTCCAACGGTAAAGTTGCGCGGAAGTGATGGCTCTGGCAGCGCAACATATGATATAGCATTAACACCTACAGTTGTAGGCGGAGTTATTACAGGAGTTGTACACGCATTAGCTTTAGCAAGCTGGCCAAGAGGATTACAGGCTGCATCAGTAGAAATTACCGGCGGAGGTGGGAGCGGTGCAATTGTTGTTCCTGTTATTGCTCCGCGATTGGGATATGCTCACATCCCAGCTGCCGTTATGCCATCGTGGTATGCTGGTGTATCTGTTGATTTGGCTGATGGTATCAGCTCGGATAACTTTTATACTCCATATCGCCAAGTTTCAATTGTTCGCAATCCGAACACAACGGATACAACCGCAAATGCATTGCGATCACTTAATTTACCATCTGGTCATAGTGTTCCTTCCATTACTGGCGCTAATGTTTTGATAACTGATACTAGTGGAGTACCATTTGCAGTTGCTGATGCAGTCGTCGGAGATAAATTATATTTCCACCAAAATTACACTTCAGGCTTTAAAGAACTGGCAAATGCAAGTACTACTTTCCGTTTATCAACCACAGGATCTGCCACTTATACATACTCTACAATTTCTACTTCAGAATGTACATCAAACTTTAATGGCATTACTGGTGGAGATGGTATATATGCACGTACCGTTGGAGAAGTTGTATTTGTTGAAAATCGCAAAAAAATTACACGTAGTGCTGGTCAAACTGAAAAAATCAAAATAATCATTCAATTCTAATGCCAATTACAACAGACAACAATATATACCGCGATGATTTTACGGCTTCGAATGTAGATGCAAAAAATTATTTGCGTATCTTGTTTAAAGCAGGATACAGTGTTCAGGTTCGTGAATTGAATCAAATGCAGAGCATACTGCAAAACCAAATCAATAAATTTGGTCTGAGCGTATGGAAGGATGGAGCTGCAGTTATTGGTGGCAGTTGTACATATGACCAAACCATTCAATACATTGATGCTACGGTTACTGGTACTAATGTATCAACCGCAATCCTTGCATCAACTAACATACTACCTTTTAATGGATTAGCTGCAAGTATATTGGGTGTAAAAAGTTTAGGCGTAAGCGGTGCATACCGCATATTCCTGCGCTACAATAATAGCGCAACTGGTGGTGTAGTTGCAGCATACTCTATCAGCAATGCTTTAAGCACAAACAATGCATTGAATGTTGCTGTCACAGCAACTGGTTATGCAGCTGGCATATTTCTTTCAAAAGGAGTATTCTTCACAAAAGGAAGTTTTGTTGCAACTGATGCACAAAGTGTTTTCTTTACGCTAGATACTAAAGATGCTAGTGTAAACGGTAAAGCTTACCTTTACGTAGCTGAAACATTTGTTGACTATACAACTGATGCATCATTAACAGACAATGCAAATGGTACTCCCAATTATAATGCTCCTGGCGCTGATCGTTATGCTGTAGATTTGACATTAACCTTTGAAGCGGACGGGAGTGCAGCCAACACATCAGATAAAATTTCTCTGTTGACAGTTGTTAATAGCGTACCTGCGGTAGCAATGCGCGATCGTTATAGCGATCTAGACCGTCAACTTGCACAACGCACATATGAAGAAAGCGGAAGTTATACACTCAATCCGTTTAGAACTCACATTCGCGAATTGTATAACAATGGCAGCAACTATGGTCGTTATGTTAGCTCTGAATTGGATAAAGCTGGTTATAGTATTAGTGCAGGCGACTTGCCAGCTAGCATAGCTGACGCACAAACGCGCTACAGCTTGGGTATTGATCCGTCGGTTGCCTATGTGTATGGCTACCGCGTTGCACCACTCGACAAGAACGAATTGAATGCTCCTAAGGCACGCACACTTTCAGAATTGACACCAGCCAATACATATGCGAACATTGGAAACTATGTGATTGGATCTTTTGAGTCTGGTTCATACTTGCCCATCATCACAGAGATTAGTAGTACATATGCTATAAATGCAACTTATGTATCAAAAACATATGGTAGTACAAATTATACTAATACTTCTAGAACTAGTTTAGTATTACCAAATGTTACTGGTTTAACCGTTGGCATGATTATGTATGGCCCAGGAGTTGGTCTTAATGCTGGTGTTAAAATTCTTACAATAGATTCAGGTACAAATACTGTAACATTTGCAGCAACAACAATTACAGTTGCTTCAGGTAACATATTGAGTTTTTCAGTTGGTACTTGTAAGATTAAAGCCGTTGAAGTTGAAGGTGCATCAACATATCGCTTGTATCTATATGACATCACTATAACCACAAATGCCGGATTTAATTTGGCTGACATCGGCAGCATTTGGAATGCTGCTGCTACACCTGTTAAATTTACAGTAGCAACCGGAGGAGCACTCGCCTTTGCTAGCAATGATACTGCAGTATTCAAATTGCCATTTGATGCAGTAAATAGTCTGACCAACATCAGATACAATATTTTACACACTGCAAGCGGTACTGTTACAAGTACTACTACAATTGCTTTAACTGTGACTAGCGGGCAACGCGAATTTTCTGATTTAACACCAAGCAATATAATCTTATTTGTTGCCGGCGTTAAAACTGTAGTAAATAGTGTGTCTGGAAGCGGCTCAAGCATTACATTAAATTTTGATGCTGTTGCTGGCGGCGCAGCCTATACTGTTATTATACCAGTCAATGTTGGCATTGGAACAGGAGGCGATGGTGTGATGACAAAGACTCTTACATCACAAACAGATACGCAAACTGCAACTTCTGGTCAAACTGTATTTACTCTTTCTAAAGCAGAAGTGTTTAGCCTAACTAGTGTTACTGTTGCAAGCGTTTCCACACCTCTTAGTGACTGGGTTATTAGCGATGATGGTCAACGTGACAATTACTTTACAAATGTTAAGCTGCGATATGTTGGTAAAAAATCATTTACAACTGATAGTATATCCTTTGTTTATAGGTATTTTGCAAGAACTGGCGGAAGCGCTTGTGCTAGTGTCAATAGCTATTTGCCAAGTGCAACCAATGTTACTGCCGGTTTAACATATTCAACTATACCATCATATAATGGCGTTCGTCTTACCGATTGCATTGACTTCCGTCCAGTTATACTTACTGGTAGCACTGGTGTTGTAGATGTATTAAATCCTTACAGCAGCATAAGTGCGGCTGCAAATTATTATTTGCCTAGAATTGACAAAGTGTGTGTCGATTATAATGGAAACTTTGAAATTACACAAGGCAATGCGGAATTGAATCCACGTGTTCCTGAGACACCGCCCAAGTCGATGGCTCTATATACATTAGCGGTTCCAGCATATACACACAATGCTACTGATATTGTTTCAACATATATTGATAACCGCCGCTATACTATGCGAGACATTGGCGGATTGGAAAGCCGCATTAAGAATATCGAATACTACACTACACTATCATTGCTTGAAAAATCAGCAAATGATAAGCCAATTTTTGATAGCACTGGCAGCCGCTTTAAGAATGGTATATTGGTGGATTCATTTTATAATAACAATACTGCAAACATTGCCAGTGAGGCTTACGCGGCTTCAATTGACATTACAAAAGGTATACTATACCCACAGTATTCTTCTCGTCGCTTTGACTTCAAAAAAGTTGACAACACACTATCTTCAATTAAGATTAACAGCAATACCGCTACTTTATCATATGCTGAAACTCCGCTAATCTCTCAATCATATGCTACTGAATATGAAAGTGTTAATCCATATGATCTTGCATCCTTTGTTGGTAATGTTACACTAACACCCGGCTCCGACGAATGGAAGGAAGTAACAAATACTACGGTGTATGCTGCGCTCAATACTGCAAATTATGATACAGTAAAAGATACTGCAGTGTTGGGTACAATATGGAATGAATGGACTACAAATTGGACCGGTTCTACAGTCACAAGGAGTGCACCACATACGGTCCGCGCTCCTGACGGTGTGATCCGTCAAGCTGTTATAACTACTGAATCAGGTAGACAATCAAGAGTTGGACTGCAAACACAATTAAACTTTACTGATATTACACAAAACAACGGTGAACGAGTAGTTGATGTTACTTTTATTCCATTTATTCGTTCACGTAAAGTTTATTTTAGCGCAACCGGTCTTAAGCCAAATACAAAGGTATATCCATTCTTTGACGGCATTGATATAAGTGCATACTCAATGCAATTGGCTAGCATCGTTGATTATAAAAATAGTGCTGAAGTAAAAACTTATAACGGTATCAGTCCAGCCAATACAGCGCTTTCAACAATTGGTATTGTCACTTCAGCGCTGATAACAAATGTTGCTGGTGAAATTAAAGGAGTGTTTCTTATTCCCAACAATGAAGTTTATAAGTTTAGGACTGGTTCACGCTCATTCCGTTTAGCTGATAGTTCTCGTAACTTACCTAGCGAAATCACGACATATGCAGATTCAAATTATGCTGCAAATGGATTAACACAAACAAACGAAACACTAATAACAAGTACTCGTATTCCTCAATTATCTCAAACAAGAGTTGATGAATCGAAAGCTGTAAGTAGAGTTACTAAAGTACAGTACGTTGATCCACTTGCACAAAGTTTCATGATTGGTGACATTGAAACCGGTGCTTTTGTTACAAGCCTTGACCTGTATTTCCAAAGCGTCAGTGCTACTTTGCCGGTCACCGTTGAAATTGTCACAGTTGAAAATGGTACGCCTACACAAAAAGTAGTACCATTCTCACAGGTATCGCTTAATCCTTATACAATTGACGGAAGCGGCGCATATACAACTACACGGGTTGTTCAAATCAGTGAAAATGGTAGCGCAGCTACACGATTCACGTTTAGCGATCCTGTGTATCTAAAAGCTGGAGCTGAATATGCAATTGTTGTAAAATCAAATGATCCTGCATACCGCATGTATGTTGCGCGCGTCGGTGGAACTGACCTTGCTACATCTCAAAAGATTACAAAGAATGTATATGCTGGTGTTATGTTTATGAGTCAAAATGCTAGTACATGGACTCCAGATCAAACACGAGACTTTAAGTTTGTGCTTAATCGCGCAGCGTTTGTTGGTTCAGGTTCACTGCAATTTAAACCGACATTCTCTACTGGTGTTGAAAGTGTAACAATTAGCGCGGGTGGTAGCGGCTTTACTCAAGCTGGAGCAAGCATGACTTTTGCTGCACCGGCTGGCGGTGGTACGACTGCAACAGGTGTGCCAACAGTTGATATATTAACAGGATCAATTGTCAGCGTAAGAGTGACTAACGCTGGCAGCGGTTATGCATATAATGAAAGCCCAACACTAACATTTGCTAACACAACAGGAAGTCCTGTAGCTCCAACAGCAACAGCTAACCTACTGAATGTTCCAGTTACTACATTCAATTTAGCTCAAGAGAATATAACTGTTGAAGGTACTGGTATAACCAACACACTTACTCTTGGCAATTTGACTCCAATCATAATTAGTCCTAATGAAAATTACGACTTAAAAACTGCTTTTTCAGTGAATCTTTCAACTGCACTAAACACAAGTATGACAACGGTGTTGTCAACTAGCAGTGATTATGTAAGTCCAGTGATTGATTTGGACCGTGTATCATTGCTTACTGTTAAGAATGAAATCAATGCATTGGCTGACAACGATACAACCGAAACGACAGCCGACAAAGGAGCTGCAACTTCTCGTTACCTAACAAAAACAGTAAATCTTAACAATCCAGCTGATCAGTTAAATATTTACATCAATGCAAATCGCCCAACTGCAGCTGCAAAAATTACACTGTATGCAAAATTAGCATATGATGGTGCAAGTGCAACTCCGACAAGCTGGGTTAAGATATCACCAGTGAATGCAATTCCTGTGTCGAGCAATTCTGAAGAATACACTGAAGCAGAATATACGCTGTCAAGTTCAGCAAATGATTTTATTGGCTTTACCATTAAAATTGTATTTTCATCGGACAACCTGTATGATGTTCCATCAATACGCGATTTCCGCGCTATTGCTACAACCGGAGTATGAAGATAAAAGTAAAGGATAGTACGGCATTGGAGCGCGATGTGGGTAGCAATGCAATCATCAATGTTGATGGCTCTGCATATGCGGCTGTGCTTGCTAAGCGCAAAGCAACCGCTGAAGCACGAAGTAAGGTAAACGCTCTTGAAGAAGAAGTATCACATCTTAAAGAATCGCAACGTCAATTGCAAGAAACTGTAAATAAACTAATAAGTCTCCTAGATAAATAACAACAATGGACCTTTCTGAATACAATCAATTTTCGGACATCGCTGCCAACGGTGTTACTGTTGCCGATACATTCAACACGTGGCGCAAAAGCACAAATGGCGTTATTCAAAAACTTACCGTTGAAGCTGGCAGTCCTACATGGGATAGCTCTGGAAAGCTTGTGATTGGTGGTGTTGTAGCTGACGCTGGTAGTGCTATAGTTGACATTGGAGTAGCAACATCTGGAAGCCGTGCCGCAATCTTAAATCTAGGGAGTGCTTCAAATGTTAATAGCGTTGTAATTAATCGTGCATCTACTGCAAATGGAAGCTTTAGCGTTACAAATAATGGAACGGGATTGTTTAGCTTAAGCCAAGCTGGTGCAGGCGCCATAAGCATATTGACAAGTGCAACCGAAAGAGTGCGAATATTGTCTGGCGGAAATGTTGGCATAGGCACAGCTACACCTGATTCATTGCTACATGTAAATGGTGGTAATTTTAAAGTCAGCGGAACAATCACAAGCGGAGCAATTAGCAGCAGCGGTACCATTGGTGGAACTAATATCACTGCATCTGGATTTCTTAATGCTGCTACACTTGGAATAGGAAACAGTAACACTGCATTTACTGTTAGCGCTCTTGGTGCTATTGTAGGAACGGCACTAAATGCTGGCGCAGGAACAATTGTTACAACCGGTGCATTAAATTCAGGCACACTTAATGTTGGCACAGCATCGCAATTTACTGTTAGCAATGCTGGTGCTATTGTAGGAACGGCACTAAATGCTGGTGCTGGAGTAATTTCTACAACCGGTGCAATATCAGGTGGTGGTTTAACTTCAACCAAAAGTAATCAAACCACGTACGATCTAGCTGCATTAACTAGCGTAAGTCAAACCGGTGATGCTGGTGTATCATTATATTGTTCAGGATCAAATGCGGTATATCTTAAATGTGTGCGTGCTGCTACAAACGGTTATGCAGCTGGCAGCTTACATATAATAACCGATGTTGGAACCACATCGTATGCTAATGTTATAGTTAATCAGCTTGATGCAAGAGGTGACATCATTGCTTATAGTACATCCGACCGAAAGTATAAAGACAACATAGTAAACATTACAGATCCATTGGACAAAGTGTCTCGTATAAATGGTGTATCCTTTGATTGGAATAGCCAACAGTCTGCATTTTCTGGTCATGACATTGGTGTAATTGCTCAAGAAGTTGAAGCTGTATTGCCTGAGATTGTAGCCACACGCGAAGATGGAAGTAAGGCTGTTAAGTATGATAGGATTGTAGCACTTCTCATTGAATGCGTTAAAGAACTTAAGGTTAGCAACGAGCAGTTGCATGCTGAAGTAGACGCATTAAAACTTCTTGTTAAATGATACCTTTAATATATGTCAAAACTTCAATCATCGGGTTTAATATCTTTAGGCAACCTTGCCGACGAATATATAGTATCAAAATCTAATGTCAGCTTTAATGCATTTCATAAAGTAGCTCCTGGTACAAGCTTAGGACCAGTAAATGGTGTAGTTAAAAGTATAGCAAATAATGCTGCTGTTCCTGCAAGTGGGCAAATACGGTTAAGTAATTTTTATGGGTCTGGCTGGTATTACAAAAGAGTTTATTTTCTGTTAACATCTGCGACAATATTTAATCAAACGGCAGGATCATATAACAGCAACGGTACAATTAGAGTTTATGTTGATGGTGCAAGTGCTAATTATACCGTAAGTGTAACAGGCCGAGCTGGTCAAACATTATCTCAAAACGGATTTGACGGCTCAGTATATGCACAATTTGATGGATTGGCTGGAGCTGTGGCATATACAATAACCGTAACAGATAATCTTTTCGGGACAACTTATACCTTTACCGCAAACATTTCAAAAGGTGGCACTAGCACCGTAACTGGCTATGCAACAGCAACATGGCATAATGTTGGATAAATTAAAAAGAGTATGAATACACCATTTTTAGAAATTTTCAAAAAAGATATATGTAATGGGCCTGTGTGTATTACTTATAAAGAACGAGAAGATGTTGTATATACTAAGTTTTTTTACAAAGTAGAAGATGTAGATTTTTATGATGAAACTAATGATGTTTTTCATCTTGTTTCACATATAGATAATAAAACAAAAACCATTAAAGGTTGTGATATTATCAAGTTTGAATCGCTAAAAGAAGATGACACTTTTGATGTTAAAAAATATTTCTTAGATAAAGCAAAAGAAGCAAAACATAATTATGAAACATTATCAGTTATCAATCCATTATTTGTTAACTTTGATGATAGTTTTTTTAATGAAGATGTTCAATTAAACCGTCTTAAACTTGCATGTCTTCTTAAATTACCTTCTCTTGATAGTTTTGAAAACGGAGGCGAAGATACTTTAATTAGAATAAAAGAAGTATGGAAGGCTCAAATCGAATTGCATAAAGGCGAAATTTTAAAATACCTTGATAGCGAAATAAATCCAAGCGATGCTTTATATGATGAGGAAACTATAAATGAAGTTAAACATTTGATATGTGATTTTGATACAGACTTAGCATTAAAAGCAATTGATACTAAAGACGAATTGTTTAAATATTGGCCTAGTATACTATTGCCTGCTCCTGATTTTATAAATGAAATATATTTGTTATCTTATAATGTTAATATCATTTAGTAAAAGAATAAGAAGTAAATACACAAAAAATAACTTTTCTTTAAAAAATGAAAACACAAATGACTTTTTTAAAGAATCACTAAATGAATTTGCAGCATATTCGTTGTATCCTGACATTAAAAGCATATATGCCGTAACAAGTGTTTCTTTAAATGTAAGTGAAGATAATTTAATTTTTGGAACAGGCTCGGAAGAACTGTTAAAAAATCTTTTTTTGTTATTAAACTATAATAGTATACAAATACTAGAACATAGTTACGAATTAGCATTTTATTATAATCTTCTTTTGAATAAAAGAGTTATTATAAATCATGCATCATATAATGAAGAGTCTTTTTGCTTTGAAGATGTTGAGTCATTAGGAGGCGATGTGCTGTATCTTGTTTCTCCGCATTGCCCAACTGCGGTGCAATTTTCTAGTGCCCAAATAGAAGCATATTCAAAAAAGTTTAAGTATGTAATTGTTGATGAAGCATACGTAAATCCTACGGTGTTTGACAAACGTATATTACCCAATGTAATATATGTAAGAAGCTTTTCAAAGCTAGGAGGAGTTCCAGGGCTGCGCATAGGGTATGCCGTTGCCCATAATGATATCATACAAAGATTGCATACAATTCGTAATTCGTATGAAATAAATTCTCATGCAGTTGAATATCTAAAATTTATATTTGATCACAAGCTGTTGATAGAACAAAATATTAAAGAATATGAAAAATGTTATATTCTTTTGAAACAAAGAATAAATAATTTTTCAGTGCATTGCGCAAATTTTGCTACTTTTAAATCTCAAAACTTGCATGGCAAAATTTACAAAATTGGAGAAAATGAATTTACTCGTGTTACTTTAACCGATAGCAAAAATTATGAAAATTTGTATTGTGGGTAATGGCGGAGGAGCTCTTAAAAATAAAAATGGTAAATTCATTGATTTATGTGATGAAGTAGTTAGAATTAAAAATTTTAAAACTGATGGATTTGAACAATATGTAGGCAGCAAAACAACCATTTATTCAAGTAAATGGTTTGCTTGGTTTGACCGTGTAATTCATGATAAGCCGTTAAAATTTAACTTTTTGGATGATGTTCATACGTTAATGTTTATGTTTCCAGATAAAGAAGAAAGTTTAGATTTTTCAGAATATACGTTATTATACAAGCAACTACAATTGCACAACGAATTGGTTATTGGCAATCGTGATTGGGATGCTCATTTACACTGCTTAAATTTGTTTAATATTCAAGATAAGAGCATTATATATTTTTCTTTAAAGGATGTAGAAGAATTGTGTATAAACAAATTAAAAATTAACGGTAGAAACTATATTAGGCCAGGAAATAAAATAGTAGAGCCTACATGCGGAGCTCGAACCGTTTTTAAGATTTTACAAATATACCCAAACGCTGAGATATTTTTAACCGGATTTGATTGTTTTCAGAGTGGGTGGTATTGGGATCACTCACATAGAATCAATCATGGTCATTACTATTTAAATGAATTGCTTTATTTTAAAAGTTTGGAAAAAATGGAAAACATTACATTTTTAGATTGATGTTAAGCACTATTTTAAACAAAAGCATTGCATTTTTATGTGATGAATCACTACCAAATTATTTAGATAATCCTCAAAGATATGACTACTTAAAAGGTAAGCACAGCGCAACCGGTTACTATTATTGGATATTGAAAAATTTTGGTTTTCATAATGTATCTTTAGTATCAGCTGATGATTGTTTAGATCATTATGATGCTGTGGTATTTCATTATGATAACCATGATTGTATAGACATCAACAAAAAGTATAAGACACTTCAAATTGTTACAGACCGACCGCAATTACCTGGGGTTGACTTGTATGCAGCATGCAATTTGTCTTCATTCAAACCTATTCTGAATCTAGACATAATAAAAAGTACGGGAATTGGCCTTAAACATGTTTTGAGTGGACCGCTAACATACATACATTATCCAATGGCATTAAATTACACCAAATGTAAAGCAAGTTGGCCACCTAAAGTTTTTCATTATACTGGAAGAAAGGCTACGCTTATAGATGAAATATACAGCGATTCTTTTGTAGATCATATGAAAAACAAAGGAGTGAATTTGCGATTTGATTTTGAAAATGATCATAACTCTGGAGATGAAGATGTTTATTTTTGTGTGCGCAAGAGAACTACTTATTTTTCATTGAAAAGCAAAGGTAATAATGTAGATACAAAATTAGGTCAAAAGACAGCTAACCGATTGTATCAAGCATGGAAAATGGGTACGCCTCTCATTATAAATGGGAATAGCGCAATGGGTTCTATATACAAAAACGAAAATGACTTTCTATTAGCTGATAATGTAGAACAGTTTGAGTATCAATGTTTAAGATTATTGCATCATAAAGAGTTGTTTGATTCTATGATTGCTAATGGAAATATAAGAAAAGACGAACATACAAACAGTCAAATTGTAAAACAATTCATTGAAGCCTTTCAAATACTTTTTAAATGAAATGGAATATATAATAATATGAATGGTGAGTATCACATCAATAAAAGAAATGAGCGATATTATGTTAACAGCTTAAAGGATAGTTTTTTACATAAACTGCAAGGGTTGACCACAATTGAATTGGCTATCACTGAGCTATGTACACGCAAATGTTCATTTTGCCCTCGCAGCGATTCTACGGTCTATCCAAATCAAAAGCTATTCATGAGCTTGGAAACCATTACAAACATTGCAAATAAATGTTTAGCTGAAGGCTATGAAGGTGATTTTCATATTTCAGGTTTTGGTGAATCATTTACGCATCCAAAGTTTCTTGAATTAACTTCTACGCTCAGAGACACATTACCAAATAATCATTTGGTATTGACAACCAATGGTGACTTCTTAAATGATAAAACCATCAATGAAGTAATCAAAAGAAACTTTAACAAGGTTATTGTTAGTTGTTATGATGGCCTTGAACATAAAAATAACTTTATAAAACTGTTTGAAAAGAATGGGTTTCATAATTACGATATAAGAGAATTGTGGTTAAATCCGGATGAGACAACCAAAGATCTTATGAATCGCAATAATTTTAATAATCGCTCAGGTTCAGTAAATATTGATTCTCAAAAAGAAAATCTTAATGTAAAATCACCGTGCTACTTACCATTTTATAAGATTGTTATAGATTGGAATGGAAATGCTTTATTGTGTTGCAATGATTGGAAAAGAGCCCACAAAGGATTTGGAAATATCAATACACATTCATTAACTGATATTTGGCATGGGGAAGAATTTGTTAAAGTGCGAAATCAATTGGTTAATGGAAATCGTGTTGGACCAGCGTGTTCAAAATGTAATATCAAAGGAACTTTAATTGGTAAAGAAAGCGTTAATCTATTTTTAAATAAATATGCATAAAAGACAAAGTGTATGCATTGTAGGCAAAGGATATTCACTGTTAAGTAAACGATTAGGATCACTTATAGATTCCCATGACATCATTATAAGAGTTAATCATATTCCTGATGAATCTAATTTTACTGTCCTAGGACTAAAGACTCATATCTTTTCTAGCAGAAGCGAAGAAAAATTATTTTTTTTTATACGAAATATAAAAAATGAAAAAGTATGGATATGTTCTGATAATATACAAAAATTTAAATATGAAAGATTTATTCAAAAGCCTAAATACCAAGCCAATCCTAATATAGAGATATATAAAAACAAAAGTAATACATTTCAATATATGACAAAAAATGAAATGTCATATATTGAAAAATTTTATAAAAACAAACTTAATTTAAAATTATATAAGGAGGATCTTAGAGTTGGTTTCTGTATTCCTGATACTGGAATGACAACCATATCATTAGCTCTATTAAGATTTCCTTCACATGATATAAGCATTTGTGGTTTTGACTTATATAAAGAAGGAAATCATAACATATACCAATCAAACTACAATTCCAGCATTTTCATAACACCGGTTTTACAAGAAATATTATTATATAAAAATTTAATTAGGTCTGGTAAAATTAAAGAATTATGAATAGTCGCATATGCATTGTGGGTAAAGGCTGTTCACTATTATCTCATAAAATAGGTTCTCTTATAGATTCACATGACATTATTATAAGAGTTAATCATTTACCAAATGACAACAACCATGATGTCATTGGACTTAAGACGCATATCTTTTCAACGCAGTCTCCTGATAAATTATCTAATCATATTGACAAGTTAAAAAACTTAGACATTTGGATATCTTCAGATGATACTATATGCTATGAACAGTTTAATTTAATTTTCAAAATGATAAATGAAAATGAAATGTCTTACATTAAAAAGTATTTTGGTAATGTCGCAAATTTAAACAATTCATATATGCCAGATGCTGGAATCAGTTCTATATTGTTAGCGTTATTGAGATATCCTTCTCATAAGATAAATGTATGTGGATTTGACTTGTATGAAAATGGTAATATAAGTATTGATAATGTTAAAAAAGATTCTAGTAATTTTACAACTCCAGTTTTTCAACAAGTTCTTTATTATAAAACTTTAATTAAATCTGGTGTTATTACTCAATTATATTAAAATATGAACATACACATCGGATATGACGACTCACAGGACATTGCATTTCAAGTATGCAAACATTCCATCATTAAGAATAGCAGTTCTAATGCTATCACCATAAGTAAAATTAACTCTAATACTATAGTTGGCTATGACCGCCCATGCGATCCTCTTGCATCAACTCCTTTCACATATGCACGCTTTTATGTGCCATTCATAAATGGTTACCAAGGATGGAGTATATTTTGTGACAGCGACTTTTTATTCCTAGAAGATATTCAAAAGCTAATAGATCAATGCGATCCTCAATATGCAGTGCAAGTTGTAAAGCATGACTATACTCCGTGCAATACTCTAAAGATGAATGATAAACCTCAAAGTGTTTATCCTAGGAAAAATTGGAGTAGCTTGATCTTATGGAACAATGCTCACCCTAAAAATAAAATTCTTGATGGTGATTTGCTAAACTCTGCGAGTGCTAGTTTCTTACATCGATTCCAATGGTTAGACGACTCTGACATTGGTGAAATTTCATATGAGTGGAATTGGCTAGTCGGCTGGTATACCGAAACATCTGAAAAGAAACCAAAGGCATTACATTTTACTGAAGGCGGCCCTTGGCTTGGTATAAAATCTGACCTTAAGTATGATGCAGAATGGTGTGCCTATTCTGCATCATTGCAAGACACTTTAAAATAAGAATAGTCCTCTGTTATAAATACAGAATATGGCAATGTATGCAGACTTATATGCTGATCAAGGATCATACTTTTCTACCGTCGTAAACGTAGGAAGCGGTGATCTTGATGTAAATCTTACTGGTTATACCGCGCGCGGGAAGATTCGCAAATCTTACACCAGCAGTACATCCTATGATTTTGTTGTGTCTATACCACAACCAACAACTGGACAGCTGCAGCTGTCATTGGATTCGGCCACAACGGCAGCTATAAAACCAGGGCGTTACTTATATGATGTAGAAATAACGCAAACATCCACTGGTAAAGTTACCAGAGTGGTTGAAGGGCAAATTGATTTTAATGCTGGTTCTAGTAGCAATCTTTTTAGTGCACAAATATTTACCGTAACTGCGTCCTACGCTCTTAAAGTAACAGACAATACTGTACTTTGCAATTGTGTAAGCAATGCCATAAGCATCACACTGCCAGCTGCTGCATCTGCACCCAACAAAATTTTTATCATAAAGAAAATTGATGCTACCGCAAATGTGGTAACAATAGTTGGTACTGTTGATGCCACCGTTAATCCAACAATACTTACGCAATGGCAAACATTAAAAGTTCAAAGCAATGGATTTAATTGGTACAACATATCATAATGGACAACAACTTAACAGTTAGAATTGCGCAGCCTCCTGGTGTTAATGTGTCTTTAAGTGCGCCTGGGACGCTGTATGCAAAGAGTCTAAACTATCTTGATTTTGTATTTAGCACAGGCGTAGAAACTCCCAATGCCATTGTAAAACGTGATGCTAATGGTTTAGCTAATTTTACAACTGCTCGCACGGTTGCAGGCGCAGCCGCAATATATGCTACAGCTACTGGTGCGAGCGGTACATATGCAATTGATGCGCGCGGAACTAATGGCAGCGGTGGAATTGTAGTGCGTAGCGTTTCTACCGCAGCTGCAGCAATCACTAGCAGTAGCGGCACTTACCATGCTACTTTTGGTGATTCAAGCATAGACCAGTCATTCGTCTCACGGGTAAAAGGCGCATTTGGTTGGATTCGCGGATCTTTCACTGGACGCATCCATCCGCCTGACACTTTAACTGCTAATTGCACCTATACGCTGCCCGATGCTACTGGCACGGTCGCTTTAACAAACGATTCACGGTTGTCGAAAGTAGATGCTGCCACCTCCGCAGCCACCGCAAACACGCTTGCCCTGCGGGATGGCTTAGGCGGGGCTGCCTTTGCAGGAACATTATCATGCACATCTCCATCTGGAGCTTTCAATGCTGTTACTGGAATCGCTCCCAGCGGCACTGGTGTTCAAGGAAATAGCACTTCGGGAACTGGAGTGCGTGGAGACAGTGATTCTGGACAAGGAGTATATGGCTCAAGCTCTTCTGGAGCAGCAGGGAGTTTTAGCACAGAGACAGGAGTAGCATGTAGTTTGTTTTCGTTTGGAGGAGGCTTTATGGAGTTTGTCAGTGCTGACGAAGGTAGCGTCGGATCTATTGGTTATGATGGTAGCATCAATGGCAGAACGTTTCAATCGGACGGCGACATCAAGATAAGTGGAGAAACAGGCGTGATCTGGACAGAAGGATCAGCTGGTCACATCTACACAATTTCGGGTCACATCCAATCAGGCTCAACCTTCAAGCTCAACAACGGCACTTACACCACCACGCTCTCCCACAGCCCGACAGCCAACCGAGCGATTGCATTTCCTAATAAAGCAGGCACAATTGCACTGACGAGTGATATTACCGGAACCAACAGCGGTACAAACACTGGTGATCAAGATCTGACATCACTTGCCGCAGACAATTCAAACAATATTATATGTCTTTCAATCTTTTTATAAAATAAATTTATGGCCACATACTCAAAACAATTCTTATCGCAAAGCACAAATGGTAAATCAATTAATATTACTGCAACAGGCAGTAGTACAACAACGCTACACACCACGCAAACTTCTTCGAGTGTTATTGATGAAGTTTGGTTATACGCCTCCAATCCTACATCATCAGATGTAATGTTTAATTTATTGTATGGTGGCACAAATTTTACAACTGATGTTTTATTTGAAGGAGTTATCGAGGCGTATGCTGGCAATGTATTAATATGCCCAGGCTTAATAGCCAAGGGTGACGGCACAACAGGATTATCAATATATGGAAATACTAGCGTAACAGGTGGTGTCAATGTTTTTGGTTATGTGAATAGAATAAGTTAATATGAGCGTTCGTTACGGAAATAAAGTTGGACCATTAGTTTCGCGCAAATCTTCTTTTTTTAAAAAAGACCGATTTGATAGTTCGCGTATAAAAAAGCCATCTGTCGCCGTTGAACAGGTTTCAAATGCATGGGTTCGTCCAACTGATTGGTTGACAATGCCGACCATAACATCTTCAGAGCAAAAAATAGCAATGTTGATGCCTGTTTATCCGCAAGGATCTAATTTTCTTGCATTTACAATTGCTGGAGCATACACCGTAGATTGGGGTGACGGCGTTACAGAAAATGTTGCGACAGGAGTAAAAGCTCAACATGAATATTCATACGCAGATGCAGATTTAAATGCTACTGTTGCAAGCGGTGGTTATAAAATGGCGGTTGTGGTAGTCATTCCACAAGCAGGTCAAAACATAACAAGCGTAAATTTTAATCAAAAGTATGCACTCACTGGATCTACTTTTCCTGATAGCTCTCCCATATTAGAAATAATATTATCATGCCCAAACATGACCAGTTTGTCTCTTGGATCACAGACTGGCGCAAATACATTTTGTAAAAATTTAATTAATTTTTCTGGTGTTAATATGGGACTTTTAACCAGTTTGTCTTCTTCTTTTTCAAATTTACAATCATTAAGAAATGTATCTTTTGATAACATTTCTAATGTCACAAACATGTCTAGCATGTTTCTCAATTGCTACGGTCTTACAACTGTGTCATTATTTAATACAGTGAATGTAACAAACATGGGTGACATGTTTAGCAGTTGCAGCAGTCTATTAACTGTTCCATTGTTTAATACAGTTAATGTTACTAACATGAATGGCATGTTTAATCAATGCGACAGTCTCGCAACTGTTCCGTTATTTAATACAGTGAATGTAACAAACATGTCTAGCATGTTTGGCGCTTGCACAAGTCTATCAACTGTGCCATTGTTTAATACAGAGAATGTTACTGACATGTCCGCCATGTTTATCTTATGCTACTCTCTTAATACTGTGCCGTTATTTAATACAGTGAATGTAACAAACATGGCTGTCATGTTTTACAATTGCAACAGTCTATTAAATGTTCCATTATTCAATACGGCATCTGTTACTGGCATGAGTGGCATGTTTGGCAGTTGCAGCAGTCTAGTAACTGTGCCATTGTTTAATACAGAGAATGTTACTGACATGGCCGACATGTTTTCCAATTGTTACAATCTCGAAACTGTTCCGTTATTTAATACGGTGAATGTAATATCCATGAGTGGCATGTTTGTGACATGCCTCTCTCTAACAACAGTACCTTTATTTAATACAGAGAATGTTAATGAGATGTATGGCATGTTTGGCTCTTGCTACGGTCTATTAAATGTTCCATTATTTAATACGGTGAATGTTATAAGCATGTTCGATATGTTTAGCAGTTGCAGCAGTCTAGTAACTGTGCCGTTATTCAATACTGCATCTGTCACTGACATGAGCAACATGTTTAGCAGTTGCAGAAGTCTCACATCTGTTCCATTATTTAATACGGTGCAAGTAATTAGCATGGATAATATGTTTAACGGTTGCAACAGTCTATTAACGGTTCCATTATTCAATACGGCATCTGTTACTGGCATGACTGGTATGTTTAGCGGTTGCAGCAGTCTATTAAATGTTCCATTATTCAATACTGCATCTGTCATTAGTATGAATAGTATGTTTAACAGTTGCAACAGTCTATTAAATGTTCCATTATTCAATACGGCATCGGTTACTAGCATGAATAATATGTTTAGCAGTTGCAGCAGTCTAGTAACTGTGCCGTTATTCAATACGGCATCTGTTACTGGCATGACTGGTATGTTTAGCGGTTGCATTAGACTCACATCTGTTCAGTTATTCAATACTGCATCTGTCACTGACATGACTGGTATGTTTAGCGGTTGCAGCGGTCTTACAACTGTTCCGTTATTCAATACGGGTGCTGGTACAACTACTACAAAATTTAATAATATATTTAGTGGCTGTATATCACTAACACGCGCTGCGCTAAGTGGGGCTGAATACTCAATATCTTTTACTGGTTGTAAATTATCAAAAGAAGAACTTGAATCTATATTTAATAATCTTGATACAGTTGGAGCATCATTACAAACATTAACCATATCAAACAACTGGGGAGCGCCAACACCTGTAACACGGACGGGAACTACTACGATTGGCGGAACAACAATAACAATGGCAAATACAGCTGACATTGCTGTCGGAATGCAAGTAACAGGAGCGGGAACTCCTTTGACGACTTCAAGAGCAGTTACATTTACTGATGCTGGAGATTTGGTTAACCTCGCATCTCATGGATTTAGCAATGGGGATGAAGTTTCTTTTCAATCAATAACAACGACAACAGGGATAATTAGTAATAGAATTTATTATGTAATAAATGCGGCAGCAAATACATTTCAATTGGCCGCAACATCTGGTGGAGCGGTGCTGCCATTAACAACAAATGGATCAGGCTTTATGCGTTATCGAACAGAAGTGGTTTCTATCAATCCTAATGTAAGCATTACTGTTTCACGCGGAACGACCTCTCCCACAACACAAAGTTTAACTTTTAGACAATTAAGAACAGGCACAGCTTTATTAAAAGGCTGGACTGTAACAGGATAATTTTATGACAGCAGGATTTTACAGAAAAGAAAATGACGCACTACTCTACGCTCCAAACATAGTAGAAGGAGATGGATATGTGTTGATAGCACAAGATAAAGATACTTATGAATATCCAATAGATGGATGGACATGGTTTGATAGTGAAGAAGAAGCGAAAAGTAATGCAGAAATTGATAGTATAAATACAAGCATATGAGTGCAATGCTTCAAGAGTTTATGATTCAGCCGTCGTTTACGAACAGTGTGGATAATGTACAATAAATAGTATTATGCCGACATATAACGTAAATGTGGGTGCAGGAGCCACAATACCAACCGCAGATGTTTTTTCTAAAGCAGATGTTATTAAAAATGCGCTTGCTTTAGACCAATTAAACAATACCAGCGACAGCGGCAAGCCTGTCACAACTGCATTAACAGCAGCTCTGGCTCCGTTTGTTAATATATCTGCGGTAGGCGAAGCTCTAAACAACACTCCATCATTGGAATTTAATTTTAAGGAAGATCAGTATGTTACAAAGAATACTGCGGTAGCAGACGGCACTCTTATAAATGGTAAAGCCGGACCGCCTGCAGAATTCACACGAGCGAGCGGTGCTACATATAAAGATCATGTTGGCGCATTGCGCTATGCTCCTGAAAATCTTACACCCTATTCATACACATTTCAAAACGCACATTGGGATAGCAGTGCATATGTGACTGAAGCTGACGGCACTACAACAGATCCATTTGGTGTTGCAAACAATGCAACCACAATTACTCAGGTAACCGATGCCGATGCCCGCGCTCGCCACGTGCATGAATTGAATGGGCCTTACACTCCAGTTATAGGTCAAACATATTGCATGAGTGTGTATATCAAACAGCACGAAACAACACCAGCACGATACTTTCAACTTACATTTTGGAGTGGTGGATTTGGCGCAACCGCATTTAAAAACTTTGATATTCAAGATAAAATTGTAAGTACCACTGACGGTGGCAGCAGCATAATTTCATCTGGTATAGAAACATTATCAAATGGATGGATGAGAATCTTCATAACAGCGCCCGCAACAACTGCAACGGCGTCAGGTTTTCAACTAGCATTTGTTTCCAGTTTAAGCGCAGTTCGTGCCGAGCAATACATTGTGTCTAGCGCTCCATTGGCTGCATATATACATGGTGCTCAAGTTGAGCGATCAACCGCGCCGCGCAAATACTTGTCTACAACCAGTAGCGTAGTGTATGGTCCGCGCTTTCATTAT